TGGAGAAGACACTGTACCCGGTGGCGGTAGTGGTGAAGATACCGTACCCGGTGGCGGTAGTGGAGAAGATACCGTACCCGGTGGCGGTAGTGGAGAAGATACCGTACCCGGTGGCGGTAGCGGTGAAGACACTGTACCCGGTGGAGAAAACCCAGACCCCGATAAGGAGGCGATAGATATGGTTGACGATGAAAAATATGCGGCTAGTGACTTTGCAAGAGCAGTAGACACTTTATGGCCTGATAAGAAAAATCGTCCCAGCCAATATGCTGTTATGGCGGCGTTTAATGAAGCGGGAATTACCGAGGCAACAAAAGCCGAAGGAATAAAACTGGTTAATGAATTTATGACAAAAGAGGTGAAATAATATGCCCGGCACTTTTCTAATTGGCGAAAAGAAAGACCGACCCGGCGTATACTTTCGTCGTGAGAATTACGGAGGCCCTGATGTATCGGGCGCAACGAACGGCATCGGAGCGGCAATATTTCAAGCTGATTGGGGGCCTTTGAATAAGGTCTACGATATGGACTTAACCATGAAAAACGATATTGCCGATTATTTTGGTAATGACCCGCACACGCAGATTTTAAAAGAGATGTTCGATGGAGGCGCAATTACCATTCGAGCTATTCGCTGTGGCGATGATGATGGTGAGCCTTCAAGCGTAATACTAAAAGCAATCAATCCGTCTAATAGCGCGTCTGTTGACGCTGTAAAAATATCCGCTGCTTATCCCGGCGCGAGAGAATTTTCGGTCAGCATTCGCACTAATCTTATTACGGAATTGCGAGAATGTATCATCTATGACGGCACTGTTATTTTTGAAAAATACACATTCGATGCGGGAAAAAATGAAGTAGCGAACTTAATAGCCGCGCTAAACAAAGCGAGTAAAAACTTTATCGCTACAGCGATAGGAGATACCGCGCAAGAAGGCGCGTTGCAAACCGTCACTCAAGTTCCGATGACGGGCGGTAAAAATCCTACTGTCACAGCGGCATCTTACGATAGAGCGACGAACCAACTCGAAAGAGTTAAATGGAATTGTATCATTGTCGATACCGATGCGGCGGCTGTTCACTCTCTCATACAGAGCTTTGTCGATTTGAGCTATGAAATGGGGCATTTTGGCATTGGCTGTGTCGCCGGTAATTCGAGCCAAGACCTTGAAGAACGCATGAACCTTGCGGCAAGTTACAATGATGAGAAAATGGCGTATGTGCTTAATGGTTGGCGCGCTAATAGCGGTAAAGTCTATGACGGATATTTAGCCGCGGCTCGTATCGGCGGTATGATTGCGTCGTTTGAAACAAACGCCTCTATCACTCATGAAGTCGTAAAAAGCGCATTGTCTTTGACCGAGCCTTTAACCAATGGTGAAATCATCCGCGCTATCCGCAAGGGTTGTTTAGTTATGACGCTTAATGACAGCGACCAAATTTGGGTTGAAGCGGCGATTAACACTTTGGTTACACCTGATACGGATATGGACGAAGGTTGGAAAAAACTTCGTCGTACTAAGTGTCGTTTTGAGTTGATGGACAGAGTAAATTCCACCTGCGATAAGTTGATAGGCAAAATCAACAATGACACGGATGGACGACAGACTGTTATGGCGGCGGCGCAAAAAGTGCTAAACACAATGGCGGGCGAGAAAAAAATTCTCGATTCCAGTTATGTTTATGAAGACCCTGCAAATCCCGCAGAAGGCGACAGTGCATGGTTCAAATTAGCGATTGACGACATTGACAGTTTAGAGCATATATACCTCACATACCAATTCCGTTTCTCGGCTAATAGCGATAACAGCGCGGAAACTAATAATCCAAGCGGCGTTTGAGAAAGGAGAGATAAGCTATGTATAATAATCGTGGCGCAGATGATGTGCGTCGCGTGTTTACGGGTAAAGACGGTATGCTTTATAGCGAAAGCGGTCTATTGCTTGCTACCGTGGACACATATCAAGTACAAATAAACATTACCAACGCTACTTATCAGCCTTTGGGCGACCCGCAAAGTCATGAACATTTGGCGAGTTATAGCGTGACTTTAAACATAACTTCCTGCGTTATTGAGGACACTCAATTCGTGCAGGATTTGTTCAGAATGTTAAAATCGGGTCAACCCGCCGATGCCGAATGGACATTCCAAGGCGTTATAAAAGGGCGCAACGGTTCGGAAGAACGCGTTATTTATCGCGACTGCGTACCTTCGGGCAATATTGATTTACAGAATATTTCACCGGGCGATATTATCAAGCGTTCGTGGAGCTTATTTGTAAACAGACCGCCCGAATTGCAGAATTTACTGTCTTATAGCGCTTAACGGAGGTATGGCAAATGTCGATGGAAAAACCAAACACGGAAGAAATGACGCCGAAAGAACTTACTGAATACGAAAGCGATTTGACCAGCGCGATTCTTCGCGCGGCAGAATTTAAAACAGACGAAAGCGAATACCGCCGCATTTCCATAAAACGCGGCGGTAAAGTTTTATTCAAATTCCTTATCCGCCCGCTAACGGAAGAAGATTTGGCTAAATGCCGTAAAAAGAATACTCGCGTAAAGCAGGGACGCTTCGGAGTGGATAAAGAAAAACTCGACGCGGCAAGATACCGCAGTCAAATAATCTACGAAGCCACCGTACCCGAACCCGAAACGGGCAACGTGAAACTTTGGGATTACAAAAAAGAGCAGATATGGCCGAAACTTAATGTGGCAAGTGGCATTGACGCTATCGACGCGGTTTTGAAAGCCGGAGAAAAAGATATGGTGGTAGAAGCCATCGAAAACATCTCGGGTTATCAGGACGACGATGATAATGGGGTAATTGAAAACATAAAAAACTAATAACTCGTGGCGATGGGCGGCTTTGGTTGCTCCACGCCACGCTTCAACTTTTGCGTATAACGCCGAGCGAGTTAATGAAATTGCCTAAAATAGAACGACTGTTCATATTCGCTTCGGTGAGAGCTGAAATAGAAAACCGTAGCAGGAGGTGAGGCTTTATGGCGAGTAACGGCGACCATGTTATTGATATAGTTATTGAGACGAGCGACCAAACCGGAGACGGTTTGAGCCAAGCGCAAAATCGTCTTACGCGATTTGACCGTAGCGTTCAGCGTATGAACGAACGCCTAAAGAAGATAACGGGTCAAGCGCATCAAGTCACATTGAGCCTCGTCGACAAGGTTACACCGGAAGGAAGTAAAGTCCAACAATGGTTGCGACGGATAGCAGACCGAACGCATCAAATCACGCTTGGGCTTACCGACCACGCGACAAATGGCTTAAAAGCGACAGAAGCAAAACTGCTTAATTTAACGTCAAAAGCGCATACCGTAACGGTAAACCTCAAAAACCAAGCAACGCAAGGGCTGAAAAACATAGGCGATAACGTTCTGCAATCCGCTACCGGTTTTAGCGGTCAGATGATAGCGGGAGCGGGTATCGGTTATGGCGTGTATGATACTGTTCAAACTTATAAAAACTTCGAACAACAAATGAGCGCGGTTGGCTCGATAGCTACCGCAGGGAAAGGCGCGGAGGAATCCAAGGCCATAATGGAACAGCTTACCGAAAAAGCTATGGAAATGGGCGCGAAAACTTCATTCTCCGCAACAGAGTCGGCTAAAGCATTCGAGTATATGGCGATGGCAGGTTGGAAAGCCGAGGAAATGATGGGTGGTATTTCAGGTATTATGAATTTAGCCGCCGCATCGGGAGAAGACCTCGGTATGGTTTCTGACATCGTAACGGATGCGCTTACCGCTTTTAAACTTGAAGCGAAAGATGCGGGGCACTTTGCAGATGTTCTAGCCACAGCATCGGCAAATTCAAACACGAACGTTGGAAAAATGGGTTACACGTTCAAATATGTTGCGCCAGTTGCGGGCGCAATGGGGCAGAGTATCGAAGATATGGCAACCGCAATAGGACTTTTGGCTAACGCGGGTATTAAAGGCGAACAAGCAGGTACGTCCCTTCGATACATAATGAGTCAGATGACTGATGAAAGCAGTAAGGCTCGAAAGGAATTTGCCTCTTTAGGTGTTTCGATTATTGACGAAAACGGCAAGATGCGTCCGTTTATGCAAATTGTCAAAGATACAAGAGCGGCGTTCAGCCAGCTTACCGATGCAGAAAAGACGCAAGCCGCAACGAACATCGCGGGCGTGGAAGGTATGAGCGCATGGCTAGCTATGATGGGGGCATCCGAGAAATCAGTCAACGATTTGGAGAAAGCCTTAAGAAATGCTGATGGCGCAGCTGAAGAAATGTCGAAAAAGCGTATGGACAATCTCGCAGGTGATTTACAGCTTTTAGGCAGCGCATGGGAAACATTACAATTAAAAATAATGCAAGGCAATAACGGCGGTTTCCTTCGTGAATTTGTGCGAGGCGTAAAAACCGACGTTGAAAAATTCACAAAATACATCGAAGACGGTTTTGATATTTCCGACATTGGTCGCATAGCGATAGATGTTTTGGTACAACTCAAAAATAAATTCTTGGAGCTTGACGGCGTTGGCTCGATATTGGCGGGTGGCGCGTTAGCGGGCGCGCTTGCCAAAATTACGAGCAAAACGATGAAGCTGATAGATTATTTTAAAAATCTTTCCAATCCTTCCATCAGTGGCGGAACTGGCGGAGGGGCAAGCAGTCAAAGCGTCGGCGTGATGAATGTTCACGCCGATGTTGTGAATTTAAACGGTTCTGGCAACAACAGTAATCTTCCTGATGTTCCGAGCGGAAGTTCGGATAAAGCTCCAACAAAAACTGGTAAAAGCGGTTCGCGTTTAGCTCGCGGAGCTAAAATCGCAACCGCCGCAGGTGGTTTGCTTACGGCGGGATTCGCGGCTTACGATATTTATTCGACATCGCAATACAATGACCAAATGACCGAAGAAGCCGATTGGGATATACAAGAAACCCAAAAACGATACAGCGAAGCTAACGATAAAGCATATATCGCCGACGAACTGTTTAAGGAGGGAGATATATCGCAAGAAGAACGTGATAAAGCGTTTGCCGATTGGAACAAAGCGGCGGACGATTTTACCAAAGCAATGGATTATCAAAAGCGCGTCGAAGAGCAAAACAAAAGCCGTATGAATACGAGCGTTGGTGAAGGCATAGGCGGGGTCGGTGGTTTTATTGCAGGAGCGCAAGCAGGCGCGGTAACAGGCGGAGCGATAGGCGCGGCGTTCGGCGGCGTTGGGGCTGCTCCCGGCGCGGCTGTCGGCGGTCTTATCGGCGGTATCGGCGGTGCATTTGCCGGTAGCGAACTTGGCGCAACGGTTGGCGCAAATTGGGATTCGCTCAAAACTAAAGCCACTGAAACTTGGGATTCTATTAAAACCTCGGCATCGGAGGCTTGGGAATCTATTTCAAGTTCGGTCGGAGAAATGCTTGCTCCTATTGGTGAAGCCTTACAACCACTCGAAGATGCCGCAATAACGGCACTAAACTTCTTTGTTGGTTTAGGTTCAATGATTCTCGAACCGATAATGGAGGCAGTATCACCTCTCATTGACTGGTTTAATGAATCGGTTTGGACACCTCTTGCCGAAACAGCAACCGAGGCTTGGACAGCAATTTCCGAATCCCCCGGTGAAGCTATAGCTTTTCTGAGTGAATTATGGAGTAGCTTCAGTTCTTGGTTTTCTGAAACTGTTTGGACACCGATAAGCGATGCAGCGGGCGCGGCTTGGGATGTCATTTCAAATTATGCCGCTACAACTTGGGAGGTGATTGCCTCATTCTTTGAACCGGCGGCATCATGGTTTGATTCTACGGTATGGTCGCCCATTTCCTCCGCTGTTGACAGCGTAAAAAGCGCAATCACGGGCGCATTTGAAGCCGCGTGGTCTGCGGTGACTGGTTTGTGGGGCGCAGCAGCCGGTTGGTTTGAAACCAATGTTATCGCCCCTGTGCGAGATAAATTCAACGCCATCGTGGCAAAAGGCGCAAGCATAACAGGACTCGGTGGCGGTGCAGAAGCAAAAGCCTACGGTGGTTTCGTTACATCGCCTCGTACCATCCTTGCGGGCGAGGATGGCGGCGAAGTTATCATACCTCTCAGTCCGAATAAACGAAGTCGTGCTATGGGGTTATTTGAGCGTACCGCTGAAATCTTAAACGCCGGTGGAAGTTTAGGAATGATAAGCGGTGCAGACATATTCAATCCCGAAACCGAAGAACCTTTGCCAGACAACATCGCCGGTATCACGCCGAGTGGTGATGTGAGTGATGCGCCTATCGGCTCTACAACAAACAACGCCGGAAGTAATGCAGTTTCCGTGGAAATGGGTGGCGTCAATATAAGCCTAAATGTTGACGGCGGAGACAATCCAAAAAACATAGCAGATAATGTTCTGCAAGTTATTCGCGAAAACATCGAGCGTATAGCCGATGACGCAGGCGGCAAAATGGCTGAAAAACTGAGCGCAATTTGGGGCAACCAACCTGCTTGGTACATATTGAAAAAAGGAGAGCAGAGTTATGAAATATAATCTTAACGTCGCAGTTGGTGACATCGTGCGCGGTCGAAGCATAACCGCTTCTTTGCTCTCCGATAACGGCGGAAAGTTCGGAAGTTTTATGCAAGGACTAACTGTTGCTAAAGAATCTGCCGATGTTTATATAACGGATATTGATAACGGGGACAGTATGCAGCTTTCATACGTACCTGAACAGATTTCAGCAATGGAAGCTGCAAGATTTCAGTCTTATAATATTATAGAAAACGGCGAAGTCAAAGTTCCGAAAGGGACAAATCTTACTAAAATTTCGTGGGACGGGATTTTACCCGGAGAAGCCATGCTCAATTATTCATATATCAAATTTGCGGCTTGGGAAGAACCCGAAACAATAATCAGTCGATGGAACAAATGGAAAGAGAAGGGTTCAAGGTTAAATTTAATGATTACGCAGACCGCTATCAATCTTCAAGTTTATTTAGACAGCTTTTCTCCAAAATCAAAAGGCAGTCTTGGCAATATAGAATACAGCATCTCATTTGTACAAGCAAAAGATTTATTTATGAGGACTGTAGTAGAGGTAAATTCAGAAAACGCAAATACTCAAGCAGATGCATTAAAAGAAAGACCCCCAATGAAAAAACCACAGTCCGTTACGATAAAACCCGAATCGACCTTATGGACAATCGCGCAACAGTTCACAGGTAACGGCGGCAACTGGCAAGACATACTTGCGTATAATGTTGGGCGATTGGCGGGAGTGGAGATGGCAACGCCGGGTACGAGGATTATACTGACATGATTGATTTACGAAAAATTCAATATCGCATTATGTGTATAACGCCAAGTGGCGAACAAGTAGACCTAACACCTGCCTGCACGGATTTAGGTTGGGAGGAAGGCTCAAAGGAATTAGCCGTGAGAACTTCTTTAAAAATATATAATGGTAAATTTAACGGCAGCTTTTTTTCCGACAGCGTTCAGCCGAGTTCACCGATTTTTATATACGCCGTGATAAACGGCGCAGCGCAAGAAGTTGCAAGAGGCTATGTTGAAAAATGGACGCCGAGTTTTACAAACGGAGAAACCTCCGTAAGTATCGAAGCATACGATGAAATGCACGCTTTAAGGTGCAATAAAGACAGCAAATTTTATAATGACGATACAGGCACAAAAGCAATTATAACAGATATATTAAGCAGTTGGGGCGTACCTTGCGATTATCAAGGGCCGAACATAAAACACGCCAAAACCGTTTATCGCCAAAAATACTTATGCGATATGATTTTAGATATTCTTGATGAAGCCAAGAAAAAAGGAGCCGGTTTTTATTTCGCTCGCGCCAAAGAAGGCGTAGTTCAAATAATACCACGAGGGACAAATTCTGAAATTTATCACTTTGATGAAGCCAATAACGCCATTAAGGCAACGGACTCATTTGACATATCGGGAATAGTAACTCGCGTAACTATTCTTGGTAAACAAGATTCTGACGGTAAACAAAAAATTGAAGCTACAGTAAACGGCAGTACCGAATTCGGTATTCGCCAAGTTATTATCGGTAAACCAAGAGATAAAACACTAGAAGAGGCTACTCAAACCGCGAATGAAATTTTAAAAGAACGAGGCTCGATTGCTCGTAAAATTACATTAGAAGCTCCAGACCTTCCGTTCCTGCGTAAAGGCGACCGTATAAGCGTTAAGGCGGGAACTGTACAAGGCTCGTTTTTCATTAAATCTATAAGGCATAATGCCGATGACCGCAAAATGTCAATGGAAATTGACGAAGATAAAGGAGACGGCAACGCGTATGATACCAACGCTATGGACGAAGGGAGTCATGAGATATGAAAGAGGGCAATCCCGGTATGAACAAGATGGCCAATGTTTTAGGAGGCATGATGTCGCAAGTTGCTGAAAAACCGCTCACTTTAGACTTTGGTATCATCAATAAAGATTATAGTTTAACCACGAACCATTTTCCTTGTCCTATCCCAAAGGATAAATACAGCGTAAACAGATCGCTTACCTACGACCCGATAGAAGCCCTCACTGTTACTTATCCTGCGGGGCAACACGTACACATGCACCATATTAAGCTCCCCAAAAAGATGCACTGGATTAAACCGGGCGATAAAGTAATTGTGGGTTGGATTGATAATGAAGCCGTTGTTTTGTGCGTCGTTTATAACGCGAAGCCTATCGGTGATAAAGAACCAAATTATTATTGAGGTAAAAAATCATGCCAAGTTTATATCCGACGTTTAATTTACCCAAAATTATAATTAACAGTACCAATCAAAATAAACGCTCGTATCGTCCCGCACCTATGTTTGACTATGATAGCGGCGATTTTGTGCGAGACGGAGCGGGGCGGCTCGTAATAGCCGACGGCAAAGAAGCGTATATGGAATGGTGTTTAAAACAATGCGTAACGGAACGCGGTACGAAATTGGCTTATTCGGATAAAATCGGCGTGGAAATGGTAGCTGCTGTAAAAGACGGCGAGGCCGACCCCCGCGCAGTACAATCGGCTGTTGAAAAAACAATCACAGAGGCTTTGATGATACACTCCGCCACCGAATACGTAAGAAAATTTAAATTCAGCTGGGACGGAGGAAGTCACTTGCGTGTTAGTTTCGTGGTAAAGGGTTACGACTGGGAAGAAGAAACTTTAACCGTAACGTATTAGGAGATGAGACAAAATGTCACTGGTAGAATTTAAGCAGCCCGAATGGCTGGACGGTCAAGAAGCGCGGACTATAAACAAACGCATGATGGCGGAATTGCCGGACGACATTGATAAAACAGAGAACGGTTTTATTTGGGATTTAACAATGCCGACCGCTCTTGAAAAATCTGAACTCCTACAATACCACATGGTTTTGGCGCTTAAAACTATGTTTCACATGTGGGCTGAAGGTCGTTGGCTTGACTATCACGCGCATGATTGCGGTCTTGCTCGTAAAGAAGCTAATAAAGCGTATGGATATGTGACTGTTACGGGCGAACCTGATTTGATTATCCCCAAAGGCTTTATATTTTCCGTACCGTCTGACAGCGGAGAACCGGCTATTGACTATGAGACTCTTACCGAGGTTACGATACCCAAAGAAGGAGAAATCGACATTGCCATACAAGCGGTAGTCGCAGGTAAAGCGTCTAATATAACAAATGACAAAATCAGCATTATGCGAAGTCCTATAAAGGGTATTATGCACATTACAAATAAAGACGCTATTACGGGCGGCGCGGAAGCCGAAAGCGATAAAGCTCTAAGACAACGCATAGACGACGTATGGGCTGGACGTGAAGCGAGTTTTGTGGGTAATAATGCCGATTATAAACGCTGGGCGATGGAAGTTCCCGGCGTTGGTTATGTTCATGTAATTCCCGCTGAAAATTATCACGGGCCAAACAGCGTTAAAATTGTGGTGGTTGATACGGAAGGCTTACCCGCCAATGAGCAAATTTGCCAAGCGGTATATATTCACATTTTTGGTACGCATCGAAAAGACCTAAAGCGTCTCGCTCCTGTCGGTTTAGTAGATTTTTCCGTCGTTCCGCCAGCTCCCGTGAAAATCAAGTACAGTTTTGATTTAAAACTTGCCGCCGGAGCTGATGTTGAAGCAGTAAAATCCAATTTCAAATCTGCGCTCTCGGCATATTACTCTACACTAAACACGGATGAAAACATAGCAAGATTCGTAAAATACGTGCAAACGGCAGCAGTATTAGCTGAAAAAGTTGAAGGCATTGATGATTTTAAACATTTTCGTATGAACGACGCGCGAGAAAACATTAAGTTCCAAGAAGACGAATACCCTGTAACCGATGAAATTGAGGTGACAGCGTTATATGAGTAAATTCGATATTGATAATCTTCCTATGTCCCCAACGGGGAAAAGGATGCTCAAACGCGTCGCACCGGTTTACGATAATTCGTATGTTGCCAAATGGCTGTATGAAGTCATGGGGATGGAATGGGATAAGGCGCGAGATTTAGTCTTAACTCTCCGCGACCAAATTTTCACTGAAACAGTAACTTGGGGTATTGAATACCAAGAACACAAATATAGCATTATACCCGATGAAAGTTTATCATTGGAAGAACGCCGAGCGCGATTAAAACGCAGAACTCAGCAAAAATATCCGCTAAACCCCGGCATTTTAGAACAATTTATCAAAAACGGTTGGGGCATAACCGCCGATGTTGATGAAACTGTTGATTATGGTCGAGTCCAACTAACTTTTTCTGATGATTTGCCTTTAGTGGTAAAAGAAATGCTAGAAGAAGTA